TTTCTGCATTCGTTTCTGACCCAGTTACACCGACTCCAGACATGGATCTTTACAATCTTCAGTTTTGGAATTGTATGGATTATGGCGTGGTCGCTATTTCTAAACAATTTATAGGGTCAATGGACTTTGAAGTATTTACCAGAGACCACGGAACACTGACGGGTCAATATATAGCAACACTAGATAATTATAATGTTGATCCAGATCATGTTGATTTTTCAACTAGTGAGAAACCAGCAGAACACAAATCGCATAACATCATAGAACTAAGTAATGGGCAATTTTGTTTATATCCAAATAATAGAATGCGTGTGTATGATAACTCACTAACTCCAGACAAGCCATTGCAACCAGACTTCAAAGTGAGTACAATGGAATACCAAGTTGAAAATGGACAGAAGTTCAGACTTGGTGATACAGATGAATATTTTTGGAAGACAAAAGATGAATGATAGAATTTGCTTTAGTTTACATGATAGGCACAGTTGTTGTTAATCAAAGTCAAACATTTGAAAATGTGAATGACTGCTTGTATTTTGCAAGAAAACTAAACAGACAACCAGAGATCCCATACCCAGATGACAAGAACAGAAAGATCACAGCGTATTGTAAGCCCGTGCCGAAACGTGTGCGAAATAAAAAATAGTGTTTGTATTGGTTGTTTTCGAACATTAAGTGAAATTTCTGTTTGGTCACGCCTATCTAATGATAAACGTGTCAAAATCATGGAATCACTCAAAAAAAAGAGGCTCTCAGATCGCCACACAGAGCCAAAACAAACCCTCCGTGTGTGATTATACCCTAGAATAGTCTTCTTTTTTCTACGTTTAATTTTAATACCCTAGCGTTAATTTACGCCTTTTTAGAAAGAATGTTTTTCTTTTTTGCTCTCTTATCTTTTTGATGGAAACAATTTATATATAAAAATGCAGAGTTAAGCTTTATTACTAGAAAAGGATATATAATGTTAAAGGAATGGTTCTATAAAGTTAAAATAGCTAGAACAGTAAGTGCATTGAATAGTTTAGATGATGCAACATTGAAGGACATAGGTCTAAACAGATCTAATATTACTTCTCATGCTTATGAAATTTTTGAAAATGAGAAGCCAGAAGAAGACAAAATGGATGAATTAGATATGTTTGTAAAGTCAGGTATTTAACCGACTTCTCCCCAGTTATCGCCTAGTTCTACATCAACTTCAAAAGGGATTCGTAAGTCTGGAACACAGTTGGACATGATATCTTTTATCTTGTCCACCTCTTGTTCATTTTTAATATTGAAACATAGTTCATCGTGAACTGTTAACATCGGGCATAACCCTTCCGAATAACAATCGACCATTGCCTTTTTTGTTTGATCTGCACTCGACCCTTGGATCAATCTATTCAGCGCCTTGTATGTAAATGCTCTTTGTACATTCTGATACTCTTTAACTGCCTCTTTTATAGGTAAGGCTCTTTTTGAAGAAAATCCTCTTGGTTCCCATAAATCAAACCTACACTTTCTGCCTAGTTGAGTTCTTATCATTCCTTTCTGTGAAGCAAAGTTTGAAACTCTTGTTGCTAAATCTTTTACAAAAGGAACTTTCTCATTATATGTTTTTAACAAATCACTTGCCTCATCTTCTGTGATGGCTAGTGTGTCTGCTAATTTTTTACGGCCCATACCATACATGATTCCAAGGTTAACAGTTTTAGCTTCTTTTCTTGATATGTTTGCCATGTCTGCAACCATTTGATGAAAGTCTGCTTTACCTTCGTTATACATGGTTACCACTTCATCTATCAGAGGATGCCTAAGTCCATCAGAAGGTTTAGCACAATAATGAGCCAACCATCTTGGTTCTTGTGATGCATAGTCAAAAGATCCCCACTTACATCCTTCCTCTGGAATAAACAATCCTCTAATCGCTTTCTTGATTTCTAAATCTCTAGATGGTATTTGTTGTAAATTAGGATTGCTTGAACTAAAGCGTCCAGTAACTGTGCCACCATCATCGGTGCGAAGGGGATGAAAATCACAATGTATACGACCATTATGAGCATGATTAAGAATAGTTTCAACAAAAGTTGTATTCGCTTTGTTAAGTTCTCTAATCTTTACTATCTTTTTAGCAACGGGATGAGGATGATGAGAGAGAAACTGTTTTGTGAAAGAGGGCGACCTGCTTTTTTCTGTGCGAAAATACTCAAGTCCAAAAAAATCAAAGACCTTTGCTATAGATGTGCTGACCCAAGGTTCAATCGCAATACCAGTAGTCTTGACTATCTCATCAAGTAATTTTTTCTCTTGCGCTGCCATTTGTTTTTTTACTTTTTCGGCTTGATCTAAATCAACACGAACACCTTTTGTTTTCATTTCTAACATCACTGGTATTAATGAGGATTCTAGTTCAAAAATACTTGTGCATTCCTCTTTATGTAATATTGGTAGTAAGTGATCATACAATCTTAAAGTGACTGCAGCGTCTTGCTCTGCATATGCTCCTACATATTTAGCAGGTAGTTTATACATCTCTGCTTTTGGATCTACTCCAAACTCACTTGCAGCATGTCTCAAAGTTTTTTCACTCTTGTATTCTTGTAAATAGTCAATTACTAAACTATTTAAATTATAGTACCTTCTGTTCTCATCAATCAAAGGAGCCATGATCATTGTATCAAGTATAAGACCTTTGACTTCTATTCCCTCTGCTCGTAACCAACCTAAATCATACATAGAGTTATGAAAAATTTTAGGTATGTTTGGAGTATCCATTTGTTTCTTAAACCATCTAAAAACAGTTTTTGAATCTATGTTGCCTTGTGAATGTCTTATAGGATAATATCCTCTAAAATCTCCCGCAGCGACTGCGATACCAATTATATATCCATCTTTTCTGCACCACCCAGGCCCTAGTTTTAGTAGGTTTGGATCTCTTGTTTCTAAATCAACGGCTATACGAGGTGCTTTTGTTAAGTCTGGAAAATCACTTGGGGGAGACCAATCAAAGTCTATATTCCCCCAGGATAAATCTTTTATATCTTGATCGATAAAATGATATTGGTGTTCTTTATTTGTCATTAATTATTTCGCCTCCAAGAGCCGCGTATCCAATGATATCCACCCAACTATCATCATGATTTAAAGTCTCTGCTAGTCTAGCCAATTTAACACCTATCATACAAGCAACAACTTCTTCTGCCGTAACTTCTCTTGCAAGTATAACAGACCATATCTTAGCTATTCTTTCGTGATTAAATTTTGCAGGTCCATACTCCTTTGCCCTTGGTCCGTTAATTAATTTTTCTGCCTCGTCTAGAAAATGTTTTCTATCTTTTTTCATCTATCCACTCCTTGATTTCAGAACATTTCCATAATCTTGTTTTTGGTGTTATTGAAATGGGATCTGGAAAACCTTTATTATCCATCCATGTTTTTATTGTTTCTGAACTTACTCCAAAGAAATTAAGTATTTCTTTTCCGTTTATATATCCAAGTTCATTGTTTAAATTAATGTCTTCCTTGTTATCTTTTTTCATATTTTATATCCACTTTCATTTTTACTTTCAACTATATGGAGGGACTTACGAGCACGAGTTGCTCCCACATAAAATACTCTATGCTCACTATCTTCGTCTCCTTTTTCCTTTATTAACTTAGGACAGTCAAGAAGTAATGCCACATTGTCTGCCTCTCCACCTTTCGCTTTATGTATTGTTGATAAACGAATTCTAGGTTTATTCGTTAGTATTCTCTCCCCTCTTCTTCTTGCTGAAGTAATATATATTCGTTGTTGATCCGTCATACCTAGGACATCGTACCACATCATTTCTTTTTTCAAATTTAAAAGAGATCCCAACTCGCTGTTTAATAAATCGTCCAAAGTATATGTTCTGCTTTGGTCTAGTTGCTCTATCTTTCTTTTTCCACCATATTCTATTATTCCCTTTTTTGTTCTTTTCGAAAACTCTACCCAATTTTGTACACTTAAACTTTGATCTTTGCATAATTGTATCCACACCTCTATACTGTTAATTAACTGTTCAGACACAGACCATCCAGATCCTTCCCTCCAGAACATGTATCCTTCGTCTTGTAGTTTATTTCCTATATCAGAAAGTATTCTGTTTGTTCTCGCTAACACATACCATTCTCCTTTGCTAAAATTTATATCCATAGCATTATAATAATAAGAAACACTGCCCTCTTCTTCCTTTGGCTTATATTCTTTTTGTTTTCTTGTTTTAACTTTTCTTATTATATTCTTTGCAACAGACCAGACAGTGTATGGAACTCTATAAGATTGATCTAATACAATAGAGTCTTTTGCACAGTTTAAAAAATGATTTACATTTGCACCTGCCCAATTGAAAATACATTGATCGTCATCCCCAGCATAATAAGCCTTTTTAGCATTAGGTAACAAACACTCCTTGACCATTCTCCATTGAATAGGAACCAAGTCTTGTGCCTCATCTATAATTAATAAATCTAAGTCAGGACCAGTTCCTTGTTCTAAAAATTTAAGTAACATGTCTGTAAAATCTAATTTAAAATTTTTATTTTTAAAGTCTTGATATGCCTCTGCAACAGTAGGCATGTATGCTCTTTTCAAGGACATATCCCCAAAAGAATCAAACTCTTTCATAAGATCAGTGCCTTTTAATCTAGACATATTGTACACATAAAAATATTTATCTCCATCACTTGATCCAGGTGTAAACATGTCTCCTTCTTCTATGTTTATTTTCTCTTCTTTTTGAAAAACAACTCCAAGCTTCTTGCCTAAAAACCTCATGTCTGGTGGTTTAACTACATCTTCTCTTTTCATTCCAACCCAATGAAAAGCAAGAGAGTGTAGTGTTCTAAAGTGAGGAAAATATTTTTGATCCAAGTTAAATTTAACACAAGCTCTATCAACTGCTTCTTGTGCAGCTTTTCTTGTAAAAGATAAAAAAGCTATTCTTTGTGGATCAACTCCATCTGCAATAGCTTCTTCTATAATACTTAACAGTTTTGTAGTTTTGCCCGTACCAGGTGGACCATATATTGCTGTTTCTTTCATTAGAACGGAACCTCCTCTTCAAATTCTACTTTAGGTATTTCAACATCCTCTTTTACTTCGGGAACCCACCAGACACGAATAGTTTTCCATTTTCCATCAGTTGTTTTAAAAGATTTTCCCTCACTACACTTATCTCCATTGTTTATTTCTTTAATTCTCTCTTGAATCTGACCCTTAGAATAATGTGTAAAACCTTTTTGCCTTAAAAATTCTATAAATGAATCTATTTTAAAATAGACTAATCCCTCCATAATCCATGGTTTACCAATAAGAAGTTCTTCTGCGGATTGTGCTTGTACTCGTCCATAACAGAAAGACTCAAGCAGTTGATTAAAATGTCCTTTGTAAGTTAATTCTTCTGGAACTTCAATCTCGTTTGCCTCTGCTAACAATCCATTAATTAACACTTGCCAATCGCTCTCTCTTACTTTTGGAGGCATAAAATTTTGTTGCTCAAGACATGCTATTTGAAACTTGGATTGTGATTGCAAATCAAAACTTGTTAGCTCTAATCGTCTACCATCCAAGTCTGCAAAGAACACTCTTGGTTCTGATTTAACAATAGATATACCTGTTATTTCTACGGCATCCACATTTGCACCAATGCCATATTTCCTTCTTTTACATAAAGATTTATTACAATGTGATTTGATAGGCTCTTGCCCACATGTATAAAAATATTCTTTCTTCTCTAACTGACCTTGTATCTGAACTATCTCTTGTGCCGATACGGGACTTGTACAATAATCAATATTAAATTTTTCTAGCAGCGCCTTCCAATTATCGGGATCCATTTTTTTAAACATTGCACCATAGTTAAACAAAGACATGTTCCTTGCTCCCTCTCCAATGCCGTTTAATGCCATAACATTTAAACAAGGTGGACCTTCTGGAAAAGGTTCTGTCTTTTTTGATCCTACTTGTAGTTTAAAAAAATCATTTGGTTTTACTTTTCTTTCATCAACCAAATCTAAAAATTGTTCAAAGGTAGCAACCTCCCCATTTTCTTTGAAGGCATACCTCATAGTCTGATCTTTGTCATGATAAGGTAAGTTTATAAAGTTACCTACGTCCCCTCTTTCTACTAATATCTGCTCTTGTTTTGGAAATATCTCACAATTACCAAAACCAATTACAGAGGCAATCTCTGATGCTTTATCTCTAAATTCACCTGCATTCATCCAATCTGTTAAAAAGAAAAATATGTGTGCTCCACCACTTTTACTTCTACAAACGATGCATGGTATTTTAAGTTTTCTTA